TGTACGATGAATTTGGTAGAGTCGTTGGAGCAGCGGCGCATGATGATGGTGGTTGTATTTTTGCAGATAAAGTTACTTCTGTAAGTGTCCAATCTGTATCGTTTATTCTTGCTAAATCATAAGGTGGATAATTTTGATGCGTTAAAGACATAACATCTGCTGATTGAGTGAATTTCAAAAGCGGCAAATCTTGTGCATTATACGGCGTTGCAAGTGTATAAACCCTAGCTACTGTCCCTGATCCGGTATATAATCCAAATACAGTCGCATTGACTGGCTGGCTGTTTAAGTCGCTAATTGTGAATGCCTGAGAACCTATAGTGCTGCTGACAATATACATATTGCCATTAAGCTGCGTCATACCACTGACGCCCTCTATCACGACCCAATCTCCAGGCCCATACCCATGAGGCACAGAGGTTGTTATGATAGCCGGATCAGTTTGAACAGCTCCTATGATTCCGAATGGCGATTCAATAACCGGAGCACCATTACTGAAAACCCTCATGTAGGTTTGGCCGAACTCAAGGCAAAACCCTTGGCTGATACTGAATTGAAATGTAATAATTCTTGGTGGAATCCCGAATAACTGCCCGCTTCTGTTGCACATTGCGGTGCCTGCCCGCGAATTAGCACCGCCACGATAATTAACGAAGCAATTTCTCAGTGTTGACGCCGCGCTATGGAATTTTGCTAAAGTGACTTGCCCGTATAGCGCCGGAGCAATCTCCCCGGCGGAAAATGCTGTTTGGTCAGCAAATACGGCCATTAATACACACTTCCATCCGATAAAGCGCAGCTATCCCAGCCGCCAAATAGTATTCCTCCTCCAAAATCATTGCCGTATCCAAGTCCGAAACCTCGCCCAAATCCGCCAGCGTTTCTTGCGCGCATCCAGTCCGGCATAATGTCGGCCTGGTTCCATCCTTCATTCCCGTCGCTGATCCTCGCCTGGTCTAATACCATCTTGGCAACCTTGATCTGCTCATCCCGGATAGCCACCGCGTTCTTGCGCTCGCTCACCAGAGGCATCGCTAGATAGGACGCCAACATCGCCACGAACGCCTGCTGGAATAACGTGTCCCATTGGTCTGGATAAGTCACAAGAGCCGTGTAAACCAGATCAGCGCAACGCTGGTTGGTCAGGATAACCGTCTGGCTGGTAAGAGCTTGCCCCATCGTCTGCGCCGTCTGCGGCACATTATCCCATTGCTGCTGCTTTCCGGTCATATTCGGCACGACATCCTGCGCAACCAGAAAAGGCGCTGGTATTTGCCGGGTAAACTGGCTTGATTGATTGATCCCGCTCATAAGTGGATTGGACGGCATCGCGATATTTCCAGTAGGAACCGCTCCAACATGATTCATCGCCATAGGAACAAAGCGGGCCTTCACGCAGTCAATCGGCCATGCGTATTCGTAAATCCATGGGCGCATTCCTGGGGTGCCGCATCCAACCGTGATCGGCTGATTTTGCTGTTTCTGATATTTTGTCGTCTGCCCGGATGCGTCATTCAGCAATATCAAGGCCGATCGCGCCCGCGCGAAGTTCCAATGCGCCGACCTGAGAATAGACCTCATGCAGGAACCGTAATGTCGAAGCGCAACCTGCGCTTCTCTGGTTCCTTCTTGTAAATCCCCGATAGACGCCTGAATGCCTATAGCATCTAGGCTTCTATTGACAAGATCGGCTGGCTGCATGACTACCCCCGCCTCGGAACAGCCATAGCGCCTTCTTGAGCCTCTTCCTGCTCTCGCTCTTTATTCGCTTCTGCGCTCGGAGCGAGAGCAAGTTGAAACCGCGTCGCCAGAGCCGCTATAAGTGCCTCCACAAATGACACCTGCCACTGCGTAGGATCGGTGATTTGCGCTGTGAAAACTGCCTGGGCGTAAGGTAGATTCGTCAGAATCACCTTTGTCGGCACCGATAGGCTGGCGTCATTCCCAAGAACAAACACGTTCGGCTGCGGGTCAAACTCCGGGATAACCGCTGGTGTTGGCCGCACAGACCGGATTAGTAAACATCCAACAGGATAGGCATACTCATAAATCCATGGCGGCGGCGGGTTTGTCGGCGTCCAGGGTGTAGCGCCATACCCGCCCACTGGCGCTGTTTTTAACAGTGTCAGCCCAACAGCTTGCCGCGCAAAGTCCCAATCCGCGCTGCGCAGCAATTCATCGCGTGTCTGTCCGTAAATCTCCACCGCAACGCGGGCGGCTGGCGAGCCTTCATAAATATTACCAATTGGATATGGATAGGCAATCCGCCGCAGAGCAAGGTTGCAAATTTCCTCTGGCGAAGCAACCGTCATGAATCACGCCCAGCCCCTATCTGCACCAACCCGCCCGACTCACTCAGTTTCTTTTCGCTCAGATCAGGGCGTCCGGCTAATCCAAGCGCCAATTCAGACGCCAACAACCGCACAAGCGCCTCCTGAAACACGCTGTCAAACTCGTTTTCTGTGACATTCGATGTGCTATAGGTCAGCACCGCGTTTGGGATATTGCAGAAAATAATTCGCGTTTGAACACCGGAAATCATCTGCTCGGAATCTGTCCAGCGCACCGGCTGCGGATCGTTCGCGGCCCATGTCGCCGGGACAACCGATCTTATTTTCATGCAGTCAGTCGGATAGAGGTATCCATAAGACCAAGGGTAAATCGGCGTCACGCCGGATGGAGTCAGCGCCGCCGAGGCTCTCGCGAACTCGTAATCCTCTTGACGTAACAGAAGTTGAACCGCTGGCGTGTAGAGAATTCCCGCCGCATTACCTGCTGCCGAACCATCGAATGTAGGATTTACCCCGGTAACTGTCGCTTGAGCAACCGATTGCTGTAATGCCTGATTTACGATTGACGCGGCGGTTGATCCGGTTGTCATGCTGCTTTTTGCACACCACCATGAACACTTTCATCAAGATAATTTGGTATGTGCGACATTATATGATTAAAATAATCTTCTCTTAATTTAAGATCTTCTTTATGAGAAACAAGACTTTCCTTGCAAGACTTCAAACAATCTTTAATTTCATCAAGATACCAATCATCGTATATGGTATTTTTATTTTTCATCATCTCAGTCATTGTTTTTTGAGCATCTTTTACATTTTTGTAAGCTCCTTCAACTATTTTTCTCCATTCAATTACATGTTCATGCCACCTAATCAATGTTTTCGAACAAAAATCATGATTTGCACCATGCCCCCGTCTCGCCATACGCCTATCATGTTCTTCTGGGTTTTCTACAATCCATTTTATATCAAGCATAATAAAAATCCTAATCAAGATATTTTGGAATTGATTTAAGTAATTCATGAAATTTATTTTTCATAAATCTGTAATTAGCCTTAATCATTACTTTTCTTTCTTTTGCATTTTTTAATTTTTGTTTTATTAACAAAATATCATCGTTATTATTTTTAATTTCTTCATTTAATAATGTTTTAACTTCTTTAATGTAATCACAAGCGGCATATAAAATAATTTTCCAGTTTTGAACTTGTATATATAGTTCTATTAAAAAATTAGAAGAAAAATTATTATTTTCATAATGTTCATTATATCCATATTTAGACATTCTCCTATCATGTTCTTCTGGGTTTTTCATTATTTGATTTATATTAATCATTAGGCCGATCTCCCTGCTTCAAACCATTGCGTCCCATTATGCACCAATGTAAGCGTTGTGCCTATAGCTGTCGATAGGTTTGCATTGCCGCTCAACCTCATATTGGTTGTAGCGCCAGAAAACGTTGAGGAAACAGTCAATGATGCGCCGAAAATCAATGTAACCATTCTACCGCACCAACCACCTTCTAATGTGCCAAATCCAGTTGTGCCCGTGATGCTGAATAAATTCCCACGCGGCGGAAGAGCAACGGCGCTTGCGCTTGCGACGAGAGGAATGCTCAAATTTGAACTGGCTATCGCGTTCCCAGCAGAAAGTGAAGTGAATGTGCAGTTTGGATGAACGATAACATTTGTGGTTGGAACAGTGCAGTTTATGATTGTTGATGGCGAACCTATATCATTGAATGTAACACCGTCAATATCAACACGCGGCGTCGCGCTTGAAATAGTTACACCATTTGGCGTATCTCTTAACATTCCACCAAGGATATAAACATCTCCCAATGATGGACCATCTATTAAAACACAATGACCGAGGCAACCCCAAGAGTCGCTTCCAATCATTCTTGTTTGGACGTTACCAGCAACACTCTCTGATAAATAATATCCAATATAATGGCCTGATGCTTGACATCCTATTAATCTTGTGTCTGTGCTTCCGCCTATTACATTAAATCCAATTCCGTATGTTCCTTGTTGGACGTTATCAGCTCCACAACCTAGGCATGTAACACTATCACAGCTTTGTATATTATATCCTATTGCGTATCCGTAACAAAAACAATCTGTAAATTTTCCCCAATCATTACTATTCGCGCAGCTAAAAGATGCTCCATTCCTCTGTAATCCTGTATATGGAACAGAAGGATAAAAAGTAGCGAAAGGCCAACAATGAACTCTTGATATCTTAAATGTATCTTCTGATGCGTTTATTGCAATGTTGTTATTATTATCCATATTGCAATCTGCAACACGGAGTCTATCAAATCCATCTGATCCTATACCAAGATTAAACCCCATAATCATGGAGTTTTTTATAACAACATCTTGACCGGCTACCGTGATCGCGCTTCCAGACCATGCGCTTGAATTTGTCTGCGGGAACGTCATGCCGTTCGGCACAATCAAGCACCCATCAATGACACCGCTGCCATTCACGGTTATTGTGGCCGTGGCTGCCAGTAGGATCGCCGACATTGACCCATAAGGCGGGCTAAACGATGTCGCCCCCGGAGCGCCGACTTCTGAATATGGCCCAACCAATGATACCCCAGCAGGGATCGTCAGATTGTTCAGGATTGCATATCGTCCAGCCGGGACGATAACGCGCCCTCCATAAATTGCGGCGTTCAGCGCCGCTTGAAACTGCGTGGTGTTATCGGAATTTGACGGCAATGCGCCAAAATCCGCAACCGACACAAAATCGCCGAGCTTTGATG